CAAGAGATTATAGTATAGAAAAGGGGAAATATGCTGAAATACATAAGGATCCCGAATATTACAAAGCACTAATAAATAAAACTAATATAGACAAGAAATATAGTCCTTGTCATCCCGAGCAGTTTTCGGAAAGTGTGGTGAAACCTCATATTAGAAACTTTATTAATAAAAAATTAGATCCCGATGATATAGATAAATACATTATAGAACAAATGAAAGAGCAATTGGAGAATCATGTTAAAGAAAGGATCAATCAACAATCCAAAGCAGATTGGAGTGAATATTTAATCTTAATGAATTGTCCTAATATTATTCCAACACTAAAAAATACAAAGGGGACTGATATGTATCTTTTGAAAGATGATGGTTCTATTGAGGATTTGGATATAAAAACAACACGAAATATATGGGGAATTGAAGATAAAAAGGAAGCCATAAAAAAATTATATGAAGGACAGGGATCAGACCGTTTTTCTTCTGATCCAAGGATGTATATTTATCTTTCTGATATGATGGTATGTGATTCAGAAAGTATTATAAAACAACTAAATGAGAAATATGATATAGAGTTCAACTATAAATCACATAATAGAGAGTATAAAGTAACAGGTTGTAGATTAATTATAGTCTAAGATTTACCAATAATTTTAATCATTTTATCATAATATTCTTTAGAAACTTCACAACCCTTGAAGTTTCTTTTAGTATTTATACACGCTGAAGCGGTTGTTCCACTACCCAAGAAAGTATCTAAGACAACGTCCCCTTCATTACTATGTTTTTGTATTAGATCTTCAAATAATTTTAAAGATTTTTGTGTTTTATGAAATCTATTTTTACCACTTTGTATAGGATATTGATAAATAGCATTATCATATTCACTATTGAATGTAGGTTTTTTATCTTTTACACACATTATAGCAGTTTCTCTACAATTTGTTAAATAATTAGTTTTAGAGTTAAGAGGTTGGGGATTAGTTTTAATCCATTCAATAAATCTCATTTGTACAAACTTGTGCTTTTCTAACATTTCTTTCAGTGGAGTTAATTTCCATATATCAAAGAAAATGATTAATGTTCCACCATTTCTAAGTTTCTTGTAATATTCTTTTATGAAATCTTCCAATATATCCATTGTAAAGTTTTCATCCCAATCACCATATTCAGTCTGAACACTATATTTAGAGCCGAATATTGAGCCATATTTCATATAGTTTACTTTCATTGTTTCTTCAGACATATCTTTCTTACCCAGATATTTATCTTTAACTTGTTCCCATTGTTCTTCAGTTTTTACAAACTCTATTCCTTTCTTTTTATTTTCTTCAATCATTTTATGAAGTTCTCCCATCCCTGTTTTTCTAGATGTAATATATGGGGGATCTGTTAAGATTAGATCGATTGATTTATCTTCTATTGTAGAAAGATATTCTAGTCCTTCTTTATTTTGAATATCAATTGTTATTTTGGGAATGCTATTAGTTTCTTTAAGATTACCAGCAATCTCATTAATTTTTTCTTGAACTTTTTCTTCAATAATTTTGTTTTTAGGTGGTTTACAAGGTCTTTTACGTTTCATATGATTTGTAAAGTGTCCTTTTTGAGAAAATATTTTCCCACATTTTTCGCAAGTATACTCTTTAACCATTTAGTTATATATAAGTATATATTTTTATATTTAAGTATTTAACTAATTAGTTAAAATCAAATTCTAATAGGAACATTCCTATCAAAATAGTAAATATCAGCTATATTAACATTAGAGAAACCCTCAAGAGGTTCTTCTCTCATTTTTTCACCGGTATCTTTATTTTTGTAATAGAAACGATTACCGCATTCAATTCTTATCCAGGGACTTATAGGAGTCAGTTTATAGTCATCTGGTCTTTTAAGAGTAAGTGCCTTTCTATTATTTTCAATAAAATCTCTAGAGAACTTACAATCTCTACAGATTTCCCATTTTATTTTATAAGGGGTATATACTGAGAAAGAAGTGGTTTTAACCCAAGATTCACCACATTCAGTCCAGTGAACTTTTTTAGGTGGTTCTTTAAAATTATGATCAACTATTCTATAATAGTGTGTGGGTTGATCGGGGGTATAGAGTTTTGTATCATTATCTTTATAAATATCTGATCCTTTAGGAGCATCGATCCATGGAACAGGTTCATACTCTTTATCAGAATTGATCCAATTTTGAATATTTATTGTTCTCGGATTATACACGGGTTTTGTTCTCAAGTTTCTCATTAATGCTTTTCTGTAAGTACTATCGGGTAAGTTCATAGAACTTATAAATATATCTCTAATATAAGATTTTCCGTGTCTTGTGGGTTTATTACTTACCTGCCAATACATTAAGATTTTGGATAGGTTGCTTTCTCTAAGAAGATTGTAAACATTCACATACCATCCTCGGGTAGATAGAGATTCATTCATAAGGACATTTTCTACAATATTCCTTACTATATCATTGATAGGCAGTAATTTGTCCAAATACATAATAATCTTGTAGTAATCTTCAGGAGTTCTTTCTTCAAAGAGAACAATTTCTTCAGAAATGTTCTTATCTTTATTTAACAAACCGAGTTTTAAGGACCATTGAGTCAAATATTCTTTATATTCGCGAGTTCGTTTATCACCCTCATACGGTTTGAAAATACGAATCATATGATATTGTTTATAAAATAATTAATTAAATTATATTTATCAAATTCTATGAATTATTGTGCATAATGTCTACCTACTTTCATCCACAAAAAAACAGATACTGTAAAACCTAAGAGAAATCCAGCAATACACTGATCGGGATGATCTTTCATAAATGGTCTAGTGATAAGAGGACCTAGAAAAAAAGTAAGGAAAGAATAAAAAACCATAATACCCATAGTAGTTGGATTAGAAAGATGAACCATTGTTTATTTATAGAAAATATTTAAATTTCTATTGAAGAAACTTTATTATGTTTTTCTCTTTCCTCGCATTCAGCTCGTTTATGAATAAGAAAAAGACAACATACAATAAATCCCAAGAATGAAAGAACAAATAAACACGTATATAGAACAGTTTTGATATCTTCAGGTTGTCGAAAATCTTCCATAGTAGTTTATAAAATTAGTAAATAAAATTAGTAAATAAATAAGTATATCAAATTTGCAAAAAAACTAAATGGATTGAATTAGAACTACTCTAACTGTATCTTTTATTTTCTATCTACATTACACCCTAGCTATTGGCTACATTTGTGACTTTTTGAAGGAGATCCATAAGCTTCAGGTAATCTCCTTCGGGGAGCTTTCCTTGAAGATCAAAGACAAACTCTCCAACATCTTTGACCGCATCTTTGACAGCTTTCATCTTTTCAGAGTTGTCTTCTGGGAGCTCCTCATTCTCATACTCTCCATAGTATGTCCCGTTTTCATCGTGGACCGAGTTCCAACTGACTCCATCATCTTCCATATCTTCATTTGGGTATTGAGTGTTCAACCATTCTCCTTCATCCATGAGTCCCCTTGCTAAAGCACAGCAAGGGCACACATTCTCACCTGATTCGCCTGTAAGAAACTCCCACCCAGTAGAGTAGTGAACCCAATCCCCTGTGACAGCATAAGCTCTTGACTGCTGACAGGCGAAGTAAAACTTCTCCGAGACACCACAGTCATCGCATTGCTTTCCTCCGTATGTACACGAGGTGCATACATACTCAGGCTCAACATCATCCTCTGGACCACAGTGTCTCCATAGACAGCAGTCATCTACTCCTTCTCTCGCCATGATGAGATTAGTATCAAAGCGACAACTGGAGCATTTCTTCATACATTCTTCCCTCTCTCTCTCTTCAGAGAGTTCTTGATGTCTTGAAGAGACAGTCCAGAATGGATCAGGCTGATACTCTGACTCGGGGGGATCTTCTTCCACAAGGTTGCTGGGGTCACCTTCACGATCTTCGCCGAAGAGTGCTCTCACAACATCTCCGTCCGTGAGGAACTCTGGGGGAGGAGCCACTGGAAGATGTTCTTGTCTTGGTAGATCGGGGGCATATTGTCGTCGTCCAGCTTGTACAAGCTCTTCTTCGGTGACACCGGAAGATGTTCTTCCGATGCCGAGACGTGGTGGTGGAGAATAAGGCGGAGGTTGGGGATGAAGACTCCTAGGTGGTGTCATCTGGACTTCCTGCTCGATCTTGGTGATGATGGCGTTGACGGTGAAGAAAACATCTGGGGAGACGCGAGTGATAGTGTTCGGAGGACAGCATACACAAGCCATAGTTCCCTCTCCTTTATCGATCAGTGTGACAATCAAGAGAAAGTCGTCCAGAGAGATATAAGGTGGTAAAGCCAAGCACTCTAAAAGCGGTTTGTTGCCTTCTCAAAAAACTTAAAGAACATCAAATTTTCTTAAGGATAATATATCATCTTTATCCCAAGTTATCCTCAAAATCTATTGGTAAACACAATCTATTAATACAAAATTAATCTATTAGTAAATATAATAATCTATTAATACAAATATAATTTATTAATACAAATATAATCTATTATTATATAAAATGAATACAGGATTATTGATTGAAGCCGTTGCTGTTGGTATTCTTTTAGTGCCTTTAGGTTATCTTGTTTTGTATGGTTCAGTTGAACTATCAAAGAGATATAAAAGTGTAGATAGAATGGATAAAAATATTAAAATGTCCTTAGGATTTTTCTTATTGGGTGTTCTGACACATTTATTCTGTGAACTTACAGGTATTAATAAATGGTATTGTAAGAAGGGGATAGCTTGTCAGTAAAAATACAATTAACAATAAAACTAAATAATAAGAGACATTTCTTTTGTGAATAACATTGGAGTCATAGTTTCTAACCAATTATTGTGATATTTTTCTAATTCGTGAGGGGTATAGCGATTTAATATCTCTATCTTTTCTTTCATCTTAGGTTTTCTCCAATTGTAAATGAGCATATGTAGAGGATCTTCACTTTCAAAATTATAATCTTTATCCCATATGAAAATAAAATTATCATGAAACATAGTTAATAATTTATGAATACTATTCCACTGAATGTAATTTTTAGATGTTGTTTTCCACCAAGGACTATTATAACAATCATTCAAAGATTTGGTTCTTCTTAAGTTGTCTTCAATATGAGTTACAGAATTAAGTCCCAATGAGTTTAAATGAATAATATAATAATCACAATGAAGACTTGTAAAAGAATCACAATTATAGGAAACTCTATTTATTAAATCGTGATTTAACCAATTATAAAAATCTCTTTCAATCATAAAATCTCTTATTTCATCGCATTCTAAATCAGTCTTAAATCTCAAAATAATTCTTGATATTTCTTCGGGAAAGTAAAGACACAATGTATTTTTATTCTTATTATAATCTGTCATATATAAAGATATATCTTTTCTTTTAAGTCTTAAAGATAAATTATAAATTTGATTTCTAGGATACTGTGTTGAAACAACAAATAATCAAGAGAAAGAATAAAGGATACTAAAGGTCACTAAAGGTCACTAAAGGTTACTTCGTTAAAAAAAGATGGCACACCCATTAGCCTCCTATCAGCTGGACAGCATTCCGTGTTCTCTGTTGAGTACAGTTAAATATGTTGAGATCTGTGCGAAGCTTATTGATGGAGTTCAAGAGGACATCCACGAACTCATTACGGACACTACAACACTCTACATTCAGGGTGATCTCAAGGGATACGATGATCCCGTGGTAGGTTACGATCCGGCATCTAATTTTCGTGATCGCGATAAGACTCTCAATGAACAGATCGTTGTGAACTGGATGAATCTGTTTGAAGTTCACCAAAGGGTGAGAGGTAAGGAAGCAGGGATCGTCTGCACATCCATTCCAAGATCGGAGAGATATTTCACGGTGAAGATGGAAGAAAATGGTAAGATGAAGGTCTACAACAATACGAACAACTCTGTGAACACAGAATCAACTAAAGTCCTTCAAAACTTCTTGGACTATGTTGGTCTGAATGAAAGACGTGTCTTGAATATAAGGGAGGCATCTAAGGGTGCGAAGTACAGAACATACTTTGCTGATCTTCAAGCCCTTCTTCTCGCAGTAGATTTCAGAGTATTCCCCGAGATGTTTGAAAAAGTGTTCTTGAAACCCACACTTGTAAGGAAGGGTGACAATGAACTTATGCCTGATGGGAGTGTAAAACCCATCTTGAGGGAAAGAGAACTTCCAGGAGGGAACACTTGGACACCCAAAGATTTGACATATCTCTACTTTGTGAAGAGTTCTCCTGTGGGGAATAAGCACTGTCCTCATTCACAGTGCTTCTATGTTCCAAAGAGTGGAGTCATTTCAAAGATCTATTACCAACTTGATGAGCTCCTGAAGAATGAAGAGAATGCTGTAAAGAGAATGATTCGAGAAAAGTATTTCCTTTCCATTTGTGAGTGGACAAGATGGTCCGATTACTTTGTGAATGATGTTGATGATGTTATAACCATTCTAGCAATCCGACATGCTTTCAGTTTCACATATCTCACTCCATCGGAAAAGGTCATCAAGGACAAGTTGGACAGCATCGTGAAACCGTGGGTTGAGCACTTTGCATCTCAAGAACTCTTGGACATGGAACCTGAACCAGAGTATTAGAAAAGAAAGATTGTAAACAGATAATAATATAAACAGAGAAGATTATATAACAGAGATTATTTATAGAATGAA